AATCTCTTCTCTATTGTATGCTGCTCCTTGTAACATACCCCATGCTTTCAATTCCTTTTCATCTCTAACCTTACGTAATGCATCAGATTGTAATGCATACTTCACCATTCTTGGTTCATTTCTTGCAATGACTGCATCTCTTGCTGCTTCTGCTGCTGCAATATTAGAATCATAAGTTGAACAATTACCAGGAACAGGAACACCATCTGCTGGATTACTCTCATATCCTGGAGGAGTAGTTCCATATACTACAACTTGTCTGCCTTCTTCTGCCCAATAAACATCATCAGAATCATCAGTAAGTACAGGCCAAACAGCACCAGGTACTGCACCCTCATAATATACTGCTGCACCTGCACCTTGATCTGGTTCTTGATCTATACATTCCATACGACCACCACCAACATTAAAACAAGCTGCCCTAATTTGATGCCAAGAAAATGGCCCTACAGGTTTACCATTGTTAGTAATTGAAACACTATGTCCTACTCCTAGATTATTAGAACCAATAATACCTATATTAACTGGATCGATAGGATTCTTTTCATAATCAAAATCTGTATCTGGATCTTCTGCAGTACGAATAGAATAAAACTGCTGTCTGAATGCACTCTCAGTTGCTGATGTACTTAAGAAAAGAGCTGGTGCTACTGTCATAATACCAACATGAAATCTTGCACTAGACATACCAACTAATGCATTATTACTCAAGACAAATGTATACACATCTTTAGTTACAGTTACAACCTTACCTGCATTAGGACCAGTATCTTCAATTAAAGAATAAGTTGTAGATGCTGTTCCATAATCAGTAACAATAGTATTGTCTGGTAGAATACCAGTCATAGCAATACCACTACCTATAGGTACTGCAGATGTACTTCCAACTCCAACTCGTTTTAATATGTTAGATCCAGCTGTTATATTACCAACAACTGATGTACTTATTCCTGTTGGTGTATTTGTTGTTCCAATCCCAACAACCTTCGGTAAATTTCCCAAGTCAAATACAGTTGGTGCATCTATTCCATCAGTTATCTCATCACCAATTTGAATATTATCAAACTCAGAAACCTCTCCTCCTACAAATCCCAAACCAGTAGAACCTATTCCTATATTACCTGTAAATCCAGCAATTAAATTAGAACCATAGTCTCTGTTCAATGGTTTCTGATAAAATTTCAATCCATAGTAACCATATACTATTGGTGTCCTTTTTACAACAACATACGCTACTCCATCTTCATCATCATCGTTCTCAAATCTACCATCTACTACCCACTCCAAATCACTTCGACACCCTGCACTAATCCGTGCATCATATGCTGCTTTAACTTTATCAATCTCATCATTAATTTCTTTTGCTAATGGAGGTACATTTTCATCAATCTTTTTAATTATTTCATCAATCTTATCAATCTCAACATCCATAAAAGAAAGTTGATCTAACATCATCTCTCTTTCCTCTGTCTTAAGTTGTATATTCTCTGCTAAATCATCAATTATTTCTTGTATAGTATCCTGAGAAGGTTTTATTAATTCCGACACTACTACTTACCTCCTTTCCTATCGTAATGGTATCCAGCAATAGAGTACTGATCATTATCACCAGGATAATCTTTAGGACTCTCTCCATCATATACTACATGCAACTTCTCAGTATGATCATCAGGATTAATGTGACGAGCAGCAGTTATGTGATATGAACAATGGATAGGCCCACCAGCATTATTTCTAACAATAATATTCTTACCCCATTCCATTTTCTGTACAAAGAGTTCTTGGAATGTTCCTATTGGTGTGAGTTGAACTGTAATACTTTCCATATCAACAAGACCTTGCCAGTAGTCTGGAATCTCAATAACATTCTTACCACCACCTAAGACTCCACGAATATAAACAGCAGACTCTGGGCCTTCAACACATATATGTCTTACTCTCTTTCCTTTTACAGTAGGATGTGGAACATCAAAACCTTTATTACCTGTACATCTACCAAAGACTAAAGGTATTTTTGCTAATCCAAATTTTGCTATTGGTGCTCTGATAATTGCATTGTCCATATCAGGACCATTAGTAATCTCAATAGCCTGTTTCAGGTCAACACCATTCTTAAGACTCAAAGCATTTTTAATTGCCATTCCAAACTTAGTAGTCACACCATAGTGAAAGGTTGCTCCAATAAAATTAGTGATGCCAATCATATTAGAAATACCCATCACCTCAAGAGAGAATGGAAGTGCAACACCAGGTGGAGCAATTGGTGGGCCTATATTAACTGCTGCTCTTGCAGAACCAAACTGTAATGTACCTCCAAAGAAACTCACTCCAGAATTAACTAACGTTCCTGGATTAAGTCCCACATTGCCAAAGGTTGCTAGAGATGTATCTAATAAACCTAAACGTAATTTATTGTATTGTCCAAAACCATTTCTCATTTTAAATTAACTCCAAATACTTGCTTTTTTTAGAATGTCAGTAATGTTAAGTAACTTACTCATTATGTCACCATTCAATACTTCATCATCACCATTAGAAATTTCAACTGATGTCATTTCAGAATGAATCATTGTATTGCCACCAAGGAATGATAGATCCATCTTAGCAACAAACTCTGTGTTTGTTGAATCGACTTTAAAGTTAGGACTACTTATACTAACTTGTTTCTTTCCATTGATAGATACAGTTCCTTCACCATTGTTAGTGTTTATTTTAACATTATTTCCTTCTAAAATCAAGTCTCCATTCATTGCTCTCAAATATATAACACCATTGTCTGCATGTAATCCAATCGCAAGAGCCTCACTAGTAGTTTCATAACCAGACATTATCTCCATAGATTTATTAGATTTTAATTTACCATTACCTTGTTTATAAAAAGAAAAACCTTGTGCAGTATCTGTACTCAAAGCAAACTCTCCTACTCCATGACCCAAGGTATCATAGTTAGAAATTATTTCAAATCCAGGTCTAGCCATCCTGAAGTATTCTTTCACCTCCTCCTTAACTAAAGATTGGATTTCTTCTTTTGATAAACCTTTACTTTCTTCAGACATTAGACACAATCAATAACACTTGTTATACCTACTAATGGTTTCACAGAATCATCTACTCTGGATTGATTAGTTTCACTCATTAATGGAACAAACTCTGCACCAAAACCAGTATTTGTATTTATTCTGATTGTTGGTGTTCCAGTAAATTCATAGTTAAAGTCACTTGGGATTGAAATAACTCCAGTAAAACTACCATTAGGAGTCAATCTGATATCATCTATAGTAGTTGTTCCCGTTCCTGTTCCACCATTTCCTTTTCCAGTAAATGAAATCCAAATATCATCTTCACAAGATGATGGTAAACCATCACCAAAGTTTCCATTAATATCCCAATGATCAACGCACAAGATACCATCAGGGCCAGGAAGCCAATAACCAGTTGTAGGATCTTTAATATCAACCTTATCGTCATCATCACCACTTCTACCATTCTCAATTATAATTTGATCTCCAGAAGTATATCCAACTCCTGGATTTACAGGAATGATTCCAGTAATGACTCCTACTGCTCCTCCACCACAATAACCAGAACCTGTAGATGTTACAACAACACTAGTGATACTACCAATACCATCACTAACTATTGGTTTTGCCTGAGCTCCTGAACCATAATTAGTTTTATCTATAATAGCAACACTTGTATCCTTATCATATCCAAAACCACCATTCAAAACTTCAACAGAGAATACTCTACCACCAACTCCAACAGTTGCTTCCAACTCTGCACCAACACCTTTGCCATTTACTTCTGCTTTTGGTGGTATACATTTATCATATGTAAATCCTGGAGGCATAGAAATTATATCATCTTGATTTGTTGGAGTACTAGTTTTCTTATTACATTCATCAAACTCTATACTCATATTACCAAACAATGACATCAACGAAAGACCACTTTCAAGAGATCCTAAACCACCATTCTTCAGTTTAGTAGCATCTTTTCCTGCTAATTTTTGAACTCCTTTTATAATAGTAAGAACACTTACACCATAAACCTCATCATCCTTTACTGTATCTAAGTCACCACCAGCAATTGCCTTTGCTAATTTATTCTCATCCATATAATCATCAACTTTATCTAACTTCTTTTGTATTCCTTTAAATACATCTACCTTATCTAATGTTTCCTGCCATTTATCTGCTTTAACTTTTAGTGCTGAGTTTCTTGACGATACCCATTCACTTGGTTTATCACACTTAAGAGCATCACAATCAATGAAAGAAAATATTTTTCTTGCTAAGTTACTAACTTTAGATAAAACACCTTTAATATTTGATAACCCACCAGTCAACCAATCAATACCCTTCAAAATAGGACCAGTAACATCCTCAATCAAATCCATTGCCTTTGCTAAGATACCAGATACAAACTGTTGTGCTGCACAGAAAGGAGCATTAACAGTATTACCAACTAAATTACCAAGCATATTAGCAAGGAAGTCTTCCAACTTACCCATCACATTACCAAAAACACAATAAAGTAATGCAAGTATCTTCTTCGTTGCTTTAGATGCTAGAGGGCCTAAGAAAAAGTCTGCTGGATTAATCTTCTTTTGTAGAGCAGAGAAGATCTTAAACAAACTAAGAACTTTAGATATCAATCCATCTCTAAGGTTATTGATAACACCTTTGATGATACCTGCAATTTGTTTTGACATGCTTTGAATCTTGTATCTCATGTCAATCAATTTGTTAGTAATGGGATCAATAAATTCACCCAATGCACTCTCAAGACCATTAGTAAACGTAATAAAATCCTGAATAGATTGAGTCATCTGACCAATAGCATCATCACCACAAAGACTTGGTGGCATCCAAGATTTAGTTGTATCTTTTTCTAAAGCATCAGCTGCAGCTGAAGCTGATGCTTTTTTATGATATGCACTTGCAGAATTATCTGTATCAGAAGAATTACTATTCTTTACTTTACCAGTAATTGCTGGTGACTTTTTAGATACTGATTCAGTAAGTACAGTTGCTCTTTTTGTTGCAGTAACTTTACCTCCTGGAAGGCCTGTGAATGGTTTGAAACCAGAGGTTCCTTGCTCAAACAATTCACCTTCTTCAATTAAATTTTTAACTTCTGCATGTTTATGTAAGAGTCCTAGTATCACTGGTTGCTGTGCTTCTTCACCATCAAGGAAAAATCCAATACATGTCTCTCCTCCAGCAAGACACATAGTATCTCCAAGACCACCTTGACCACTTCCAGTAATAGGATCCATCAAAACATGAGCCCAAGGAAGTTCTTCTTCTAACAAAGAATTATCCCAAGGGTGATATCCAATTATTCTTACCTTACATCTCTGTGCTATTTTACTGTCCTGAGAAAGTGCTACGTTAGCATCTTTCCAATACTTAGAATGAGCGACTCTACCTATCCACCAGGAAAAGCCGTCCCTTCCAATCGCACCAGACTTTAATAGCGATTCATCTATCATTCGTCATAAACCCTACATTCGAAAGCATCTGGATGATTCTCACAATAAACTTCAAGATGTTGATCTTCATGTCTTGTATGGTAATCATTAATAGAAGCATCATTCTTATCTACTTCTTCACCTTTATGATACTCATCATAATAAGCATGAGAAGTTTTCAAATCCTCTTCTGTGTACTCCAGCATTCCATGATTAATATGTTCCTTATGATCTTTTGGATCAAGATAAACTTCGTGGTCTAAATCATGTTTGATTTTGCTAGTCATAAGTCCTCCTAGTCGATTCCATAAGAGTCTCTCATCAATTTGAGAGAAGTTGTATTTTGGTTTGGCACAAAAGAATGCCTTAGTTCCCTGATCAAATAGTATCCACTTGTTTCAGGATCAGATTCTGATTTTTCAGTATTCCTTTTAGGGAAATAACATTTAACAATGTCTCCAACCTTTAAGTGAATGTTACATGGAACTAAAATATTTAGTGCTTGTTGGAATAATAAGTTATATCTTGAAAAGGATTTCGCCATATCAGCCTTATCTCTTCCACTAGTCAACAGTGCTGCATTGGATGCATAGTTCTGAAATGGTTGATCTAATGTACCATGATCAGATACTGTTGACAGTACTCTGGATGGAGATTTACCAAACAATTGTACATCTGGGGGAATACCATCAGCACCTAATGTTTCTGCGTTCTCCATCTGTTCAGTAAGACTATAATTATAGCGTGAAAGTTCGTTTGTGACAACATCATAATGATATGTTAGATTGGAATACATACCAACTCGTAATGATTTCCTAACATCAACAGTTCTATCCCAAAAGAACTTAAGAATGTCACCGTACATTCCTCTACTATTAAATCCTGCATTCTGTTCAACCACTCCAGTATGAACATAAGTAAAAATAGTATCATCTTCATCAGCACTATCTTCACTCTTTGTTCTAGAAACTAACTGATCAATACTTCTAAAATTAAACCCATCTTGATTCTCATAGAATAGATATCCACCAGTACCATTTGCTTCTTCCCCATCTTCATCCACACCTTTATCTCCACCAAGTTTTGATATAGATTTTGGAGCTAACCATTGTATAGTATGAAACGGTTTCTTCATGTTACCAATAAAGGTATAGTCATTAAATGTTGGTTCTACTATACTTTCCTTTGTTGTTTTTAAAACAGACTGCAAAATATCATTCACATGAGTATCAATTGTAGTTCTATGAAATTTCTTTTTACATCTTACCGTTTCATTGACCATGAATTCTTTAGATACTAAATGTAATGTAAAAGTCTCTCGTAATTTATCAGAATTCATTCCACTTACTTTATAAACATACATTGCATAGGCACCTCTCCTCTCAAAACGAGTTCCATCAGGAGATTTAATATCAATCTCTACTCTCTCTCCTCCACGTATCGGAACCTCATTAAAAATACTACTACTAGAATATACTTCTAACTCAATAGCAACACATGGTTCTAATATACTTTCAAAATAAGATACGCTTAGTATAGAATTAGTTAAATCAATAGGTTTTTTATTAACATTATCTACTGCAACAGCTTCCTCTTCAACATCCATATCAGTAGTCCATTCTGTCACTGTACCCATGACATCTTCATCTTCACCAATAGGAAGAATAGATACCTCATCAATAGTATATCCTGCTACTAAATTAGCATCACTAGGAAACCTATCATTAGAACTACTAGCAGTTGAAGAATTTGTCATTTTGATGCAAGTTTTGTAAGAAGTATATTAGACCACACACTATTTACCAACTCACTTTCGGATTGAGTAGCAACAGCAAGACCACCACCTCCTCCACCAACAGGTATTGGTATCATTCCACCACCCTGACCTGGATTCATAGGTAGAGATTCTTGTGTGATAAAGATTGTATCCTCAGAATCATCATTACTTATTGATGTTATCATTGACTGATCAACTTTAAGTTTAGTGTTTATATTATTTGTATTGTTTACATTAACAGTAGCACGTTCAATGGAACCTTCCTCAGTATAGATCATTTTATCTTTAGTCTCTGGTCTTCGATCCATTAAAGATGCCAATGCCATAACATGACCATCAAACTTATCAACTATTCCATTAAGTTTTTGTGATTTAATTCTGACTTGCTCTGTTATTTTATTTAAATCTTCTTGACCATCAATTTCATTTTTCTTTTCTTCTGTCTCTTCTGCTCCTACTTTATCTGCACCAGTTGCTTTGTCTGCAAGTTTAGTTGATATCCATGAACCTATTCCACCGCCAATCAATGCACCAACAACAGGAATTGGAATCAATGCTTGACCTATAGCAGCACCTGCTATACCACCAGCAAGACTAGAACCAGTTCCAATAACAGCTTGAGTATTAGTTTGACCTGATGATTTTCTATCAGCGAATTCGAAACCAGCAAACACAGTATTCAATATTACATTACTTTTAGATACACCTTTGATATTTTTTATACGTTTTAATATACCACCACCTTTATTAAGATTAAGGTTTGGTTTTTTAATTCGATTTGTTTTGACTATATTATTCTTAGCATTTATTCTATTAATCTTTGGTTTCTTTATTGTATTTTTTATCTTTGGACCTTTTATCTTATCGGGTTTGATATTAGGTTTGATATTAGGTTTCTTTTTAAATAATTGTCTAAGTCCTAAAATTCCTGGAATACCAATTACAGCACCAACACCAAGACCCATTCCTGCTGTTTCAGCAATACCTTTAGGATCAGCTACTGATGCAAGGAGCATATTCATTGCTGAATTTCCAGACCCAGCTAAATTCATACGAGATAATAAACCTCGCTTATCTGGTATCTTTACTTTGTTTAGTTCTGATCCAGCAGATCCAATAAACTTTATAAAAGTATTACTATCTCCGATCTTTCTAAAAGTTAGAGAATTAACCTTTAAGATAGAAGGAGTTGTTTTAATTCTCTTTGCTTCTACTTTAACTTTATCTGGGTCTTGAGGAGATGCTGCTCCTCCACCACCTTTACCTTTAGGTCTTATAAAATTTCTTGCTGCAGCAGCCTTACTAGCACCCTTTACTGCTGTACTTTTTAATGCTGCGAACCAACCTGCCATCTATCTACCCCACCACATTATAGATCATTTTACTTTCCAATGCACCAAAATTATCTGACTTGGAACTACTCAAAAAAGGATAATCAATAGAATTACCAACTCCACCATTTGGATTAACTATTTTTTGTCCTTGCTGTGGAGGTACTGCAGCAGCACCCATACCAGGAAGCATTACAATATTTGGTTTCTTCTTACTAGTTTTTGGAATCTTGGTTTCAACTTCCTTTGGGTTTACAATATTCTTGATACCATCAAGAAGAGTTCCACGTCTATCAAAATCAAATGTATTGAGAGTCAACCAATCAGCATAACCAGCAACAGCTCTCATGAAACCTTGTGGTTTCTTTGGGTCTACCTTGTTAGGAATCATTGGTACGTTTTCACGTTCACTAAATGATTTCTCATTCTCTGATGGAGTAACTTTCGTTACAAATTCGCCAAACTTATCTACAGAAGTATCAAACTTATCTAATGCATCACCTTCTAGGCCTGATCCTCCTTCCCCATCACCTTTTTTATTAAGTGCGTTGAGACCAAATAAACCACCAGCAGCAAGTGTAGCACCGAGTAAAAGTTTACCTTTATTTCCTCCACCAAACTTCAATATATTTTTAACTTTAGGACTAATCTTTGAAAGAATATTTCCTCTAGGTTTTATATTATTAACATTTGATGTATTATTAATATTACTAATGTTTCGATTTGTTTTAACTATATTATTACTAGCACTTGTTCTATTAATAGTGCTAGTACTTGTTTGTGTCGTGGTACCTGTTTTACCTGGTTTTCCTTGAATACCTTGAGTACCTTGAGTACCTTGAGTTCCTTGTATTCCTTGAGTACCCTTTATATTTTTTGATTGAAGTCGTGGACCTAGATTAGTAGTTGTAGCTGTTGGTTTGACAGGAATACCAAGAATTCTTTTTAAATTATTAACAGAACCCTTTACCAAGTTCTTAGTCCAACTAACAATCCTTTTTCCAAATCCAGCTAATGCAGCACCAATACCTCCAGCTACTAATGGACTTAGACCTCCACCACCACCTCCACCAGATCCAGCACCCAATCCACCAGCACCTACAACTGATGCTCTTAACAATCTTGCAACTTCAAAGGTCTCTACAAATGTATCTCTTAGTATCCTTAAATTCTTTGTAAGAATTTTTTCTGTCTTTTCATTTCCAAATGTCTGTAGTACATCTCTAACTACATTACTTCTTTCACCTACATTACTTTGAGGTTTTGTAGATATATTCTTTATCTTTTCACCAATATTTGATCCTAATCCACCTATCTTACTCTTTACACCAGAAATTGATTGAGATGCTTTTCCCCTTATAAAATTTATAGCACCAGACATCGCATTCCCACGGGGTTGAAGACTGCCAAAGGTAGAAATACTGGAACTGCTGATTGCCATCTTAATTATTTTCCTGTTGTGCTTTTAGATTTTCTTCTTCAATGTATTGATTTAGAAGTGCGAGATATATGTCTCGCTCCCAAGGCATCATGTTTTCAATCTCAGTTAAGCTGTATTTATGATGCTGCATCAAAGCAAAATTAAGTTTAAAATATGACTCAAGATCAATGTGAGCCATAACTACTCGAAAAAATCGGATAAACCCTCCAACGTAACTTCACTTTCAACTTCAGTATTTGGATTGATCACTGTAAATGTATGAGATAACTTAGGCATTGTAGTAAAGAACTCCTCAACCTGCATAAACTGTTGAGTGTTTAAAGTCTCAACCCATTCCTTCAATTCTTTCTTAGTACAATCAGATCCAGCCCACACTTGATCCTCATCGTATACCATATCAATACATGAAGCAACAATATCAAATGTTTTATCTGTATCAGAAGCATCACTATTAAAATTAAAATTATTATCAATGAATCTCTCCAGAGATGGATACTTCATTTTGAGAGTTAACTTTGAGTCAAGTTTAATTTCATTCTTGTGATTCTTATCTCTCTTCACTTCAATCTCATCAATATAAATCTTTGCAGGAACAGTTGTTTGATTATCATCAGGACAAGTAACAACTAAATCAATCGCTTCTCCTACAGATTTACCACGAATATTTAAAAAGATATATTCAATATCAAATGTGGGAAGTTCTTCGACCTTCACTCCACGAGTAATAATACAATCCTTTATTGTGGTTTTGATTGCATTTGTAATATGTTTTACATCTTGACTTTCTAATGCAAGGATTAAAACTTTTTCTTCTTTAACTAGGAAAGGTCTGTATTTTATTTTCTTCCCTGATGATGGCAATACCAACTCATAAGTCGGAGTAGTTATTTTAGGTAAAGGCATAATATTTTATTCAGTATTTTATATAGGGAGGTTATTTGAAAGTTTAAATACCAATTGCGAAACTACTTAGATTACTTCCAGATTCTTCAAGATTTTTCTTTGCTATATCCTTTGCTTTATTAGTTTCCTTTATAGGATTATAAGTTTCCTTTCCACTAGTTTGACCTGAGATATCAAATTGATGTGCATGTTTCTGAATATCTTTCACTGTTTCTGCTGTAGTGATGTTACTAGTGGTATTTTTATTCTCTTCCGATATTTTTGTTCCTACCAACTTAATCTTAGGTTTAGGTTTCAATTCACCATAATTTTTTCTTGAATTTCGTGTCGCAGCATCCATAACTGCCACATTATCTTCATTGCCATAAGAAGTAGAAGTATCAGGGCCATTATCCTTAACAGTAATGTACCTAGTGTATCCAAAGATAACAGTTAACCTAGTTATTGTACTACCTTCATACGTCATAGGCATAGCAGTTACTTGTTTTGGAAACGCATCTATGAATCTATAACTTAAGAGATGTTGTGGATTACAACCAACCTCAAGAGGAATGTTATGATTAAGATTCTTTATTAAATGTCTTTCAAACTTTGTAATATTAATCTCTCTCTTATAATTCTTCGGATATTGCATTCTATAATATGGTTGAGCAGGATAATTAAATTCATTGTTAGTTTGACCTTCATATCCTCCAATGTATTTTCCCTGACTGGTATACAATGGATTAATAAAATTCATCCACTCTTCAAATATACGAATAATATTATACTTATCATCAACATAAAAGGTTACTTCAAAGTCAGGAAAGATTCTTCTGGTAGCATTGTACTCAAGCATTCCTTGATATGCTCCAGGTTGCTCAGTAATATCAAAGTTTGCTCCTGGAAGCATTGCTTCTGATGCAAAGAAATCATAATTAAAATTAGTAGATTCATACTCATCAAATATACCACAAGCAGTTAGATGATTCTCTAGAGATTCAGATTCTTTTGAATATGGAACACCAAATCTCTGCAATCCTAATGAAACTTTATATTGACTATTAACCGACAGACCTTTAAATAAATCCTGAGCAGAAGGTATCGAAGTACCATCAGAAGTATTTCTAGGATTTGTTATCTTTAAATATAATGGATCAACGAATTTTGCCATCTAAATACTCTTATTAATTAGTTATCCTATACTATGTATGTCATATAATGGAAAATATAGGCCAAAGCATCCTAAAAAGTACAAAGGAGACCCCACAAACATAGTTTACAGGTCACTTTGGGAAAGAAAGTTTATGAATTATTGTGATCTAAATGAAAATATTAATGAATGGGCTTCTGAAGAATTTTGGATTCCTTACAAGTCACCTCTAGATAATAGAACACATAGATATTTTCCAGACTTCTTTATTAGATATAGTGATAGGTCTGGTAAGAGAAGATCAATGGTAGTAGAAATAAAACCAAAGAAAGAAACAAAGATGCCTCCAGTAAAGCCAAAGAAAAGAACAAAGTCATGGGCGTACTCAGTAAAAATGTGGGCAATCAATCAAGCAAAGTGGAAAGCAGCAAAAGAGTATTGTGATGATCGTAACTATGAATTTAAAATTATGACAGAAGATGATTTAGGTATCAAGTAATGCCAAGGAAAACAATCAAAGAAAGAAAAGCAAGAGATGCTGCGAGGAAAGCAGAACTAGCAAATGATACTACCATTGGTGGAAGAATCTTTGAAAAGTCTAGATCAATTCCTGGTACTGATGCAGACTGGTTTGCTAATGAATTATATACAGAACTGTCTGCAATATCAGAAGAAAGATTTCCAGAAGTAGGTGACTTATGTTACTTCTCATACTCTGCAGCATTCGGTGATAAGTATCCGTGGTGGGATCGTAGACCACTAGCATACATACTGGATATTAAATTGGATCATATTCTCGGTGCTAACTTACACTACTATAGTCCTGATATAAGATCATCAATTGCTGGTTCCCTCATAAATAAAAGAGAAGCACGTTTACC